TATCGAGGACAGAGATATTCCTGATTCATTAGATAGTGAAACTGATTTAATTGGATATGATATGTCCGGTAGTGAAAGGTCGGTAATGAATATTTTCTCTAGATATAATGGTCGCTATCAACCTAAGTTTAATGACATATTTTACTTTAAAGATTACGCTGGGAGTGATGGTGCTACTGGATCAACTGGCCCTAGAGAATATGGATTCGGGAAATACAGAAATTTAGAACTAAATATAAATGAACCTAAGTTTGGATTGATCGAAAATTATTTCTATAACAAAGTTAACACTGAAAATCCTAAAGGTATTTTGAAATTGAATCCGATATCAGGATATCCTAGCTTGTATCCTTTAATTCAAGAAGTTGCTATAGACAAAAGAAACTTATACACCTTTATGAGTAACTGGGATATTGGATATTATCAAAAGAATATAGATAGAAAGACTAAGGAATTAGTGGTTGGTTATCGAGGTGCTATTGAGAATAAAGCATTCTTTGGATCTAAGATGTTAACAGTTCCTGATGAAATTCGATTAGAGAATTTTACTCTGTTGCAATTAGATGATCTACCTGGTGGATTAGCTAATATAGATAATGTTACGGAGACTGTTATACAAAGCGATGTTGAGAGATCTACAACTAAAGGAGGATCGTCGTTAGATGTTAAAACTAAAATTCAAAAGAATAAATTTATTAATTTAAATGTTTTTGCTAACAAGGCTTTAGTTCAATTCTTTAGATCTGATGGCATTGATACTGAATTCGAAAAATACATAAATCCTAATTTTAGCTTTGGCGAAAGCGGATTAGATGATGATATTGATCAGTACATCATAAATAACATACTTCCAAAATATAAAATTAAGCGAATTATATTTTATGAAAATCAATTTTCTAACAATGTAAATTCTCTTAATCCTATAGAATTAGATCTTTCGAATTTAGAATTATTGAAGAAAGGATATAAAGTTAGTAGCAATGTTGAAATCAAGATTTCTTCTAATTCTCCGTTAAACTTTAAGATGATATATAATATACCGAAGCTTGATAACTATTCTATATCGTTTAAAGTGGATTTAGAGAAAAAATAAAAAACTAAAATGGCCATAGTAATAAAGGAAATAATCCTTAGCGATACCCTCGAAAAATTCATGGAAAAAGTTAATTTTAACTTTGACCAATTGATGCTTGCTGGAGGTGGACCTGCTGGACCTGCTGGACCGATCGGACCGATTGGACCAATTGGGCCTAAGGGAGATCAAGGAAATAAATGGTATGTAGGATGTACTGGAACAACATCTGCAATTGGTGTAACTCTTTATCAAGGAGATTTATTCTTACAAAAAGGTGATTGTACCGGATCTACATATAATTTAGGAGATGTACTAGAATTCAATCAAATTACCGAGGTATTTGATTTTACTGGATTAAACTTAAGAGGACCTACTGGTCCTGCTGGAGCGACTGGTACTAACACAGGATGGGCCATTTATCCTGGTTATACTCAAAGTTCCGCTTGGGCCGGAGCTTCTGCAGAAGGAAGCCCAGGTGCTACACCTAGTTTTGTATTATTAAAAGGTGATACATTAGGTGCCACGTTTTCTGGTGTAGAAGGTTTATTCTCGAGAGATACTCTTTATTTAGGTGGATATAGAGGAATGACTTTCCAAACCTCGGTATTTCCGTTAGACAAACTACCAAAGTTATTTGTCAGTCCTAAAACTATTATAGGAGCAACTGGATTCACAGACCCAACTAATGGTGGTGTTGCCGGAAGTGGCATTGCATTGGTGAGAGAACTCAATCCTGCAACCCTTCAACCCATTTACCCTAATAGCTATTCAAACATATTCATCGATGATGAGATGAATCTAAACATAGCTAACTTCTCAAATTACAAACAGGCCGGTTTTGTAGATGGCAGTATTGCACCGGACGTTAATATTATGTCTAGGAGAGGTGTAAAATTGATTGGTGCCGGATATGAGCCATCATTAGCTAGTTCATTAATTGAAGTTTCTGGAGATCTACAAACTTTATATGCGACGGATTCGGATTCTGTTTTTAAGGCAACTGCTGGTGGATTTAATTTATATCAAACTAATGATGAAGGCCTTGGGCAAATTGAATTGCGTGGATACACATCTCAATTAAGAATACTTGCTAATAGGAATCCAACAATGACTAATTATCCGGATGTGGCTTATTGGTCTAATCCAGCAACTCCATCATCTAGCAATACTTTTAGAATAGGTGTTGGTGCTCATCAGAATTTCAAAAATGCGGATTTCCAAAAAAGTTACATGCCTTTCATTGGGGCCGGGTGGTTAGATAACACAACCGATTATCCTTATATTGGTTTAGGAACTAAACCTACTGGAGGGGCTAAGGCTAAATTATTTGTAACTGGAAATAAGGTAATAATAGGAACTCCTGGTACTTATACGGTTGCGGATCTACTTTCACTTCAACCTAATTCGATTGATATTGGTGGACAATTAAGAATGCGTTATACTTCTGGTGCATCTGGACAGGTGATGGTTTCTGTCGATTCGATCGGTACTGCTGAATGGGTTAGTGCTGATCAAATTGGTGCTTGGAAAAATGATCCATCATGTGATAGAAAAATCGAAATAAGCAACAAATCAACACGATTCGCTTCGTTTCAGCCAGGAATCGGAAATAATTATACTCGGGTTGATATTCCTACATTAGGTGCACATACATCTGATTTATATTTTGGTAACTATAATGAAACCGACAAGACCGTTAATCAAGGTCATGTTATATCTAAAAGTTATGAAGGTGGAAAGGGAGATCTTAGTATTTCAACAATTATTCTTAAACCTTGTCCCTCTGGAGTATCTTCAAGAGAAGCACAAACTGGAAGTATTGAAAGAAAAAGACTTGTAGTTGGATCGTATGGTGAAATAGTCGTCGGATCAACTGCAACCAATAATCCTAACGGAACCGGATTAAGTAAAGGCTTGAGTTTAGATTCTTTAAAAATCTATGGATTTACTTCTGAGACTAATTGGGGTAGAATGAAACCGAATATTCATTTGATACAAGGTGGTGGTGGCTTAAACGGTCAAATTAAATTTACACCTTATATTATTACTGGTCAAGGAACTGAAGAGGGATATAATAGTACAACTTCAATTGAAATACTTAGAACATATGATGGTTCTAACGCTGGACCCGGTAATATTAGATTTCTAGGATTAGGAAAGAGTACTAAAACTGCAACAGAAGATGTAGATAATGGTTTGGTCGATGCTGGTACTACTACCGGTCGAGGAAGTACCACAAATAACTTCGGAGCCCATGCAATGATGATATCCGATGCTCAATTTAAGAATAAATTTAGCGAAGAAGGAAAAACGTACGATTATTATGAGTTGAATCATGATGATATGTATGTGAATTATGTATATATGACTTTTTCTCCTGAGAGTGCCAGTCTTCCTTCAGATGCATCGAATGATTATACTCATGTACACGGAGCATTAGACGAATGGGGTACTGCTGCATCTGGATGGAGTAGTGGTCCATGGGGATATAACAAATTTAATGGATCTCGCAGCAGTAATTTCTTTGGAGGATCTAGCGCATCAACTCCGAGCGGATTTAATTTTAATGCATCAAATGTACTTTCTCCGCCTACTATTGAAGGTGCACCAGTAAGTATACCGGAATATAGTTTTGATGCTACGAAAGCGGATGGATTAGTTGTATGGAACTCACCGGCAAGCGGGGTTAGATTTTCTCCAATGAATGTATCAAATCCTACTACTGGAGCAGGCTTAGCTTTAGTAGATTTTAATATAGATATAGGTATGATTGTTGAAGTTGCTCATAATAGCGCTTATGATAATCAAGCAGATGATGGTAATTATACCGGATTGATTGTAGGACCAGGTTCTGGTAATTATTCTGCAGTCAAAAGTACATTAACAAATGGATCGCCAGTTATTAAATATATTAGAGTTAAATTAGATAGTTCAAATTCTGGTCTCGCTTCTTTGTTAGATGCCGTGGATCATACTAGACGTAAAGATGTTTCGCAAGGAAACGATAATACAGCACAATTATATGATATACCTGCGAAGACTATAGGAAAGCCCTCAGCCACTCCTCAAGCGGAAAATCAAGTATATCACACAGATTGGTATGTTGGGCAATCAAAGCCTCTTTTCGGTAATTTAAGTTATGATCGTCCATGGAATGGTTTTTCTCCACTCTCGAATGGTGCTAAAAGATTTGAAGATGTGTCTTGGAACTATGGTGCATCAGCTCATACCGTTAGACCATTCCTTAACACGATTACTCCTACTTGGTCTCCTCCTAATGAAAGAATAAATTCATATGGTGGTCAAGCATTCTCTGATATACGGTGGGCAGGTTTGACTAAAAGTGATTACAGCGGTAGATACCAAACGGCTAATTTTATGTGGAGAATTGTGGCTCAATATGCTACTTCTGGAGATGCTTCACCTGTAAATAGTTATATTGAAGTCGCTTTCGTTCCGGATAACAGTAGTTACAAAGCAGTATATTACACTGGAGATTTTGCATTCGGAACGCCTCCGCATAACTATACAGTTGAATCCGCTGGTGGAATTATGCCAATCATGCCAGTATTATTAGACGAGAATTGGCAATCTAATGTAAAAGGAGCAGCTATCGAAAAATGGTGGGATTTGGATTATGCGTTAAATCACTTAAATCGAAGATCTGAATTTTATACCTCGCATGGATTTTCTTTGTCTGGACAAGCAATGATTAAATGGAATAGACAACATTCATCATGGAATACAACACCAGATACACCGACAGGTGATCCAGCAGCAAACTCTTAATAATATTGTAATTTAATATAAATGACAAATAAAGATAAACAAAAAATAAAAGCAATAATTCAAGAATTTTCATCGGTTTATTCTGAAATGGAAAGTATTGAAAAGGAATTAATTAATCTTGAAAAGCGTAGAAGCGAAGCGATTGATAAGGTTAGAGAAATTCGAGATAGAGAAAAGGCATTGCTACTAGAGATGAAAGAAAAATATGGTGATGTTACCTTAGATCTCGAAAAGATGGAAATAGTCAAATGATATGAAAAAGTGGAATATCAATCTTAATACTATATTTATAGCAACAATAGCCATAATGGCTTTTTTGTTGTTAAAGCAATGCAGTAAAATTGAAAACTTAAAAGTTGAAAATCAGGTAAGTGTTCAAAATATTATTGCTTTAAATGATTCGATTCGAACGGTTAAAAATAACTGGAACGAAGAAATAACTTTAAAGAATTCTTATATTTCTGATATTGATGAATTAGAAGAAATCAATTCAGGATTAGCTGATGAAGTAAAAAGACTTGAAGGTGAAGTTCTTTATGTTTCTAATTTATTATCGTCGATTGAAAATGATACGATATACATAGAGAACGAAGTTATTCGATACCCTGATGGTACTAACGAACTTTCTTGGTCCTTTGCGAAAGAATTCGGAGAGGGTAATTCTCGGTTTCTAGACGGTAATTCTAAGTTCCGTATTGATACGCTTAATGGTGGATTTGATATTATAGATAAAGGAACTTTGATAACCAGAGATGTCACTAATATGAGGTTAATAACTGGATTAACCGAATTGGATGATACATATCAGATATATGTAAAGACTGATTATCCTGGAATTACTTTTTCTGAGATCGATGGAGCAATATTAAATAAAGAAAGGTTCATGAAGCAAACTCAACCCAATTGGGTGTTTGGGCCTTCTGTTTATTTCGGTGTTGGTGTTGATCCTTTGAATGCTACGGCTGGACCTCAAATAGGATTAGGAATTTCTGTAACATTCAATTTGAATAAATATCTAAACAACATATTTAAGTAATGGCTAGTAACTCGAAATACGTACAATTATCTAATCAAGTATTATTAGAATACCGATATAGAGATCAAGGGTCAACTGCTAACGAGTTAACTACGACACAAGCTCCTTGGTATCTGATGGATAATGGCCATGATGATACAATCTCTATTTTTAATAACGATAATTCTACGAACGAGACTGGTAATGTTAGAACTCGAATGGGAGTTTTAATAGATTCTACCACATCTAAATACGGTTACCTTAAGCTAGATCAAATAACGGCTTTAAATGATTACGATCCTAAGTTAACAGATACTACGAATTTACCTGTCACTTTCGCAACAACTCATAATGTTGCCTATGATGTTATTCGTTTACATCTAGTTCAAGGATTTAATTATGAGAATAAGGAAGGATTCTTTTTTAGGACTGGATTTGAAAACCAAGCAAACAAAAGTGTATATTATCTAAACCTTGCATATCGCAAAGGCGATTCGTATGCTCAAATCAATCCAGAACCTTTTATTTTAGGTGGTAAGTACTATGCATCGTATGTCGAGATATTAGTTCCTGCATTATACAATTTAATTGAAGAATTTAGAAATGCTAGTTATTCCGGTTCACCGACTGGCGACTTACCATCATCAAAATTATCAGGCGGAAGTGGTCCTAAATATAACTCATTAATAAACATTGATTTCGGTTGGATTGATAGTGATTCTACAATCAATGGACAAACTTATTACAATGTCTATAATACGGTATCTTTAGATTTACCGGTATTGGATCAATTTAATGATGTTTCAGCGGTTGTTCAAAATTCAACACAAGGTGACTATATAGAATTATATGCTGCATATAATGGAAATATCATAGATAATTTTATTACTCAATTGAACAATGCTCCAGATAACGATTATATCATTTTACACGAATTAAATGTTTATGAGCATGTTTGGACGGGTGGTGCTACTGCAACATGGATTAATACTAGCAATTTAGAATTTGTTCAAGATAGTAATTATGAAGATCCAGTTTTATATCGTCCAATTATACAAAATCAAGCTGCACAAGCCTATCGTTTAGATTACACAATTAGATTGTTTAACAGAAATGATAATACTTCAATATGGAAGACTGCTTCTGCGCAATTTAACAATGCAGCTAAGTACGGTAAAAATTTACAGAAGATTTCGTTAGGTGATAATCCAATACAACCTAAAGTCTATAATAAAATTTATGACAAAAAGGTTAATATGTATAACGGATTAAATTCTGATATCGTTAACAGCGAACAATCATATGCGAAATTTGTTACATCATTTGTTGATAATAATCAAGTTTTAATTACTTCTCAGAATGCGTATTTACAAAGAGATCCTAATACTAACAAGGTTACTTTCAAGACTGTAGGTAATAGCAAGACTGAAACTATATTTGCTCAAGGGTTAGGTAAAATTAGCTTGACTGCAGCTGACACATTCCTTAAGTTTGTAATTTATCAAGGAGATCCTCAAAAGGTAGTTAAATTCCTAGACTTAAATGGCGTTGGTACTATTTACCTCAATTTCTTTACTGATTCAGGTGAAGTTAAGAAGTTTAAAGCTTATGATGATCCTTCAATATCAGCCTCAAGCGGTGAAGTATTATTTAAGATTCCGGCCAAAGATTCTAGAGAAATATCTAAATTTAGCGATACAACGTTTTCGATAACATCAGATAATGGTGAAGCGGAGTCTCAATTATATACAGGATCTTTCACACGAATCGAAGGTACTATTAGCTCAATAGCTGATAGAAAAATTAAAAATTTACAAGAACAATTAGATGAATTGAATAAAGCTTACAATTCTTTAAAAGGATTATATGATGGATCTCTAATTGAAATCTCGAGATTAAAAGAAGCAAATAAACAGCAAAACACTTTAATTCAGGATTTACAAGCGGCTCTAAAGAAACAAATCGAGGAGAACAATTTCTTAATTGAAGATGATGAAAGAGATGAACAAGAAAAAGAAGAACTAAGAAGACAAATAGCTGAATTAGAAGCGTTGGCAGCTACTCCTCCAGACCAAGAGCCACCGGCAACCGAAATTGAAGGAGTTGATCCAAGTACACCAGTCTTTATATTCAATCCTGTTAAGACTGCAGCTAATATTAAACAAATACCATCGTCTCCGTATACACCTACTACAAAATCTCCATATCCTAGATATGATATTGATGATAGAGAACGTTTTGAACGTGAACAGCAAGATGATCGATGGAGATATTAAATAATAAACGTCACAAATGTTTCTAAACGCAAGATCGGATTTATTTAAAGTTGAGTTTCCTAGAACCTTTATTCCAAAGGCAATCAAGGATAAGTATTCTCAGTATGTGTTTAGAATGCCAACAATGATTAATGATGTAACAGATTTAGTTAATTACACAATTCAGACGGTTTCTATACCTACTATGAATTATACTCCGGTTGAGCAAGTGAAGCCAGAAACTAAGAATAGATTAGCTCAAAGAGAGGATAGTCCTAATTCGTTAGGAACATCAACAACAGATGCTGGTAGAACTCGTCGTTGGAGGTCATCACAAAACTATCAAGAAATTTTCACAAAAGAATTTACAGTTACATTTCAATTAGTTGATGGGCATGTAAATTATTGGATATTATTAGATACACTTTTATATTACTATGATCCGACTACTAAGGCAAGATTCACTGATAATATACCTATCAGAATATTAGATGCTGAAGGTAACGTGATGTTTACCGCCTTGTTTATCGATTGTTTGTTTACTGGATTAACTGAATACCAATTATCATATTCAGATTTATCACAAGAATTTAAGACCTTTGATGCTACATTCCAGTATAACACCTTGGATTTACAACTGTTACCACAAACTCAGATTAATAAGGATAAGTTTCAAGTTGGAAGCACGGCATCTTTTCGATGATATATAATTAAAATACATGTAAAATGGAAACATTTAAAGAATACTTAGATACCCAAAAACCTGAAAATCTAGCAAAGATTTTAGAAGAAAGTGTTGATTATCAATTGACTGAAGCAGAAGAAGCTATGATTGATGATGCAGTTGCTATTTTCTTGGCTGAAGGTAAAGATATTAATGATCTAGAATTTGAGCTAACAAACGAAGGTTTATTCGGATCTATTATTGGTGGTTTGACTGGAGCTGCTTTAGGAAAGACTGTTGGAAAAACAATCGCTAAAGTTCTCGGTATCCAAAAGGGTGTTTTATACGATCTATTAACTTCAAGACTTGTTGCGGCTGCATTAGGTGCACAAATCGGCAAGAGTCTTTAATATCATAATTTATGAGTTTATTCGCGATAGATTTCTCTATCAATTCAACCGCTATATGCGCATTACATCGAGGCCGGCTACATTGGTTTAGTTTTACTTCAAATTTAGATCTTTCAAAAAAGGCATTTTCAGTTCATAATGATTTAGATGGATTAGGCTTGAATGTTAAAGGATATTCGAGAGAAAAACCTAAAGATTTAGATTATACTCAAGAACAAGCATGGAAAGTTAATAATGCTAACTATCTTTCATACAATATAATAAACGCGATAGCGCCGTACGTAGAAGAAGATTCAGTCTTTGCGTTTGAAGGCTTTAGTTATGGATCTAAAGGAAATGCTTTTATTGATCTGATTACTTACAATACATTTTTGAAGTCGAAAATTTTGCGGATAGCTAAATCAGATATTCTAGTTTATCCTCCAAAGACTATTAAGAAATTCTTTACCGGTAATGGTAATGCTAAGAAAGAAATGATGGTTGAGACTTTCAAAAATTCGGATAACGAACTTCTAACATCAGATCCTTTTCATAAATATATCTTGGATACGAATTACGGAGAAAAGATTCCTAAACCGGTCGACGATTTGGTTGATGCTTTTGCAATTCTTTGCTACTTGAAAGAGGGTGGCAACTCTGATGCTTGATCCTGTCGCTGCAACCAGAACAACCGACTAAAGGACTATAATGGACTATGCTGATCTTACTATATTAGAGTACCAGAAATTACTGATAATTATTATATGATCTCTCGGATAGTCAGTTTCAATATTGCTACTTTTTGTTAAATTTTTTTTACTTGAAACTTTTCATACATAACCGTATATAATTAATAACGGCTCCTCATGGTGAGGAAGTCTAGAAAATAAAGTGTTATACAAAAATTAATTAAGTGTTATGAGTGAATTTGATTTATTCAACTTGTCTCTGGAAGATTTTCAGAACAACCAACCAGACACCGAGCGTGGTCCTGGTATTTACAAAGCAAATCCTACCGAAGGTAAGGATAATGTTTATCGATCTGTAATTAGGTTTTTGCCTAATCCAAAAGATCCTAAAAATTCAATCGTTAAGAAATTCTCTTATTGGTTGGAAGATTCTCAAGGTAATGCGGGTTACTTTGATTGTCCATCTACTGTTGGCGAAAAGTCTATTATCGCTGATACTTATTGGAAACTCGCAAAATCGGATTCTGCATTCGATCAAAAACAAGCAGAAAAAATTCGCAGAAAGGAATATTACTTTTCTGTTGTACAAATCGTTAAAGATCCACAACGACCAGAACTCGAAGGAACTCTTCAAGTTTTCCGTTATCCAAAAACTCTCAAGAAGTTTATTGATGCTCAAACATCTCCATCCGTTGAAGATATCGAATTGAGTGGTGCAGAACCATGTAATGTATTCGATCTCTTCGAAGGTAAAGACTTCTCTTTGAAAGTTACGCTAAAAGGAGGATATTGGAATTACGATGAGTGTAAATTCTTATCTACTTCTTCGGTTCAAGTAAATGGTGTTGCTATGGAAAATAACGAAGAAGGACGTAAAGCGATTATGGAATATCTTAGTGATTCTCCAGATCTCACCGTTTATTATTACAAAGCTTGGTCTAAAGAGCAAACTGATAAACTTTATACAATCCTTCAAGATATCTCAGGTAATCCTGGTGAGTCTTATCGTAAACTTACACCTGAAGAAAAAGGTGAAACTCCTTCTGAAGCTAAATCAGAAAAACTTCCAGCAATGCAACCTAATGAAGCATGTGAAACT